CTTCATGGCTTTTGCCCTTACCCTCTTACATTCCTTCAAGGCTAGTGCTAGTGCCTCATCATGTTTCTTCGAGGCTTGAGCTACCTCCTCTTCATATTCCTTCCAGGCTTGTGCCTTAGCATATTCCTTCCAGGCTTGTTTCTCATCCATTAGTTACCTCCTTTACTGCGCTACCTTATTAAATTGTGCCTTGATTTGTGCTCTTTCCTCTTCAAATTCCTTCCAGGCTAGTGCTGCCTCCTCGTCATATTTCTTCAAGGCTGGTGCTCATCCATTAGTTGCCTCCTTTTTTTATTTCTTAACTGAACATTGTTACAGTCAAACTATAGCATACAATGTCCCCTTTGTCAAGTCCTCATAACACTAAGCTGTGAAATAGTGAGCTTGAGCTAGTGCAAGAGAAAACTGGCGAGATGAAATGATAACCCAAAAATAATGGTATTTGACATATATCCCTTCTTATGATATTAAATTAACTATGACGTCCCCAAAAAAGCGTTTGAGAACCAATGGGAATGGTAAGGGAAGTAACCCTAATTCCCAAGCTAACTTAGCTATCGGCAGAGCTAAACTGGCTGAAATGCGTACTAAGGGAATACTGCCTAACCCTGCTGGATACAGCCTCACTGCTGATATTAAACACCAACTTAATCAAGAAGCTGAGTTCATTTCCCCAACTGCTCGTCCCAAAGACAAGCTATGGAGAGAGCAAATCTCCAGGGCTATTCTTGTCGGGGCTGCAAAGGGTGAAGTTCCTATGGTCAAGGAAGTCTGGGACAGGGTAGATGGTAAAGTGCCAGGAGACACCCCACCGGTTACTAATGTCAATGTGGTATTTATGATAGGAAGGGGGTATCAAGATGCCGACAAGAATAGGGGGTAGAAATGACCCCCTATTTTATCGCATAAAGTTGTTCATCATCGATGAATAACTTTAATTTCGTAGCTGATGTGACACTAATGACGCAACTAACTAATAATAAGGGGGACAGGTTTTGAATAATTGGAGAGACAGGGGATTTACCCAGATACCAAAGGAGCTAACCGGTATTATGGCTCAGGTAGCAGTTATTATGAGGGAGCATCAATGACCTCAGCAACCAGCGAACCACAAGTTAAACTAATCTGGGAGCCAATCAACAAGCCACAGGACAAGTTTGTAGCTTCCGAGGCTCCTCTTGTTTTGTTCTCTGGTGCATTCGGTGCAGGTAAGAGTATTGCTCTAGGTGCGAAAGCCCTTAAGTTGTCCCTTGATTATCCCAATAACTTCGGGTATATCTGTCGTAAAGTCAGAGCGACTATCGGGCTATCAACTTTGAAAACATTCCTTGATTTGGTATGCCCGAAGGAACTTATTGTCAGTTATAATAAAACTGAGAGTTTAATTACACTTACCAATGGCAGCCAGTTATTGTTTGGTGGCTTAGATGACCCATTAAAGCTAGGTTCTCTTGGTGCTGGTGGTATTGGATTTGTCGGGATAGATGAGGCTATTGAAACAGCAGAAGATGATTGGAATATGTTAGAGGGTAGGTTAAGGCTACCTAATGTTCCTCATCAAATCTTTGCCGCTACCAATCCTGGCCCGCCGACTCATTATCTTTATCGCAAGTTCTTCACTGAGGGCCGGGGTGAGGTATATCAAGCCAGTAGTTATGACAATCCTGCGTTACCAAAGGACTACAGGGATAGGCTCAGTGAGTTCGAGGGTATCTATAAGGATAGATATGTGCTGGGGTTATGGAAGGGATTAGAGGGACTGGTATATTCAGCTTTTGATGACAAGATATGTTTAATACCACGCTTTGAGGTTGATAAAAGCTGGCCTATCTATGTAGGTCACGACTTTGGAAGGGTAAATGCTGCTGCGTTGCTCTATGCTGGTAGTCCTGGGACGGGAGATTTCTTTGCATTCGCAGAGTATTGGCCAGGTTCAGAGAGGAGTATTCATGACCATGTGCAGTCATTAAAGACTATCACCGAGGGACGGAATGTTATCAAGCGTGTAGGTGGTAATCATCAAGAGACAGGGGAGAGACAGGCTTATACCTCAGAGGGGTGGCCTATTAGTGAGCCGAAGCACAGTCTTGATAAGGGTTTGCAGATAAAGCTAGTTCAAGGTATGCACCGGCTCAACAAGATTTACATATTTAACGACCTGGCCAACTATGTCAGGGAAAAGTTTAGCTTTGTATTCAAAGGTGAGACAATAGACCAAGAGGCTAAATTCCACTTCATGGCGTGTGAGAGGAGTATTCTAAGTGATTTTACGCCGGAGACTGTAGGGGGAGGGAGGCGAGAGATGGCAAATTCGCTGGTGAGTTATCTATGATTTATGTTTATCGTTGTAATAGATGCGATAATGTTATAGAGGTGAAGAAGCCAATGAGAGATTCAGGCAGGGTTGAGGTATGCTTTAATTGCGGGCAGGAGATGGTAAGGGTGTGGGCACCGATACCGGCTTTGTTTGGATGGAGATTAACGAATTCAAGTCATGAGCGGTTCAGCAAGGACGAGTGGGAGAGGGATATATAGGAGGCAAAGATGGCGTACAATACGTGGGATAAGATACAAGCACGGATGAATCAGCTTAAGCCGTGGCACACAAGGATGGACACTACGAAAGACCTTGTTTATATGAAGGATTTCGAGATGATGGACTTCAAGAACACCCACAAACTAGATAATGTAATCAATGTTACTGGTAATCATCCGGCAGTGTTTGCCAATGCGATAATTAGTGACCTACTCACGGCAAAATGGCAGACGGTTGTAGAGGGTGATATAAGCGATAGACAAGCTCATGAGATAGAGAAGTTTATTGAGGACAACTTTGAGCAAGCGGATGAAGCTCTGCTCAACAAGTTCGGGATGTCTAGTTTGTATGATTGGTTGTGCAACCATGTAGCTGTAAGAGGGCCGATTGGTGTGCGATGGTTGTCTCAGGTAGTAGGGGATGAGTATGTTGTTGACTGCCTGCCTGTAGATATGAGGTGGGTGGCATATTGGTATGGGAAGGGTGGGTTGACCAAGGTGGCTCCCATATTTTTCAGGGACAGAGACGAAATACTCGAAGAGTTCCCCAGTGCTAAGCTGAGACAGGAGAGTGATGTAGAGGTCAGGGAATATTGGGATGAGAATGTTCATGAGATATGGGTTGCTAGGGGGAGGGTAGAGGAAGAGAAAAATAGTTTGGGGTATCCGCCATTCGTGATAGTTGTACCTTCGTCAGGGTTCATGTTGAGGGATAAGGGATACCTGGAGCATGAGGGGGAGGACATATTATTCCTAAACAGGAAGATATATAAAGAGATAAACAGGTCATTATCAGTAGAACAGACCCTTGGGATGAACATACTGAAACCAGGTTTAGAGAGGGAGGTGGATGACTTTGATTCGGGCCCTGCGCAGCCTGCGGCAAAGACTGGGGAGATTCAGAATATACCGAGGGGCGAAAGGGCTTTACCTGTACCAACGGGTGATATGACAAAATCAAGTTTTACTGCAAGGGAAGACCTTTACCGCATGAGGGAATTAGGAGATATAAGCGATGCTGAGTTGGGGAGTGCAACGTTAGATAGGCCTGGCGTGTGGTTTGCGAAGCAGTTTGAGATAAGACAGAAGTTAGAACGAAGCAGGCTTAATGCTCTGGCCTTAATGAAAGAGGGCTTGGCCAGGATGATGATAAAGCAGACCATTGAGTCTACTGGCGAAGCAGACAACATACTGGTGGGAAGGACAGGGAGAAAGGACAGGTTCACTGTGAAATCGCTTGGTGACCCTGATAAGTATCGTATTAGTTTTAGGTCTATGGTAAGCTCAAAGGAGCAGGAGATAGTCAACTTAGCCTCGGCTCAGGCAGCTATGGGTATTATGCCAAGAAGTCTGATAATCAGGGACATATTAAAAGCTGAAAATCCAGAAGAGTGGGAAAAAGAGTTGTCGTTAGAGCAGGCTAGGTCGGCGAATCCTGCTCTGGCACTATTAGAGATGGCGGTCAGGTATGCTCAGGAGGCTGCGTCTGTTCCTGATGTGAATGATGCCGAGTTAAAAAAGATGCAGTCGAAGATACTGTTGCATGATTACGTTCTAGCCATGAGGCAGAGGGTGCAACCACAGGAAGAGACGGCAGGGAGTAATGGCAATGTTATGCCAGGAGCCAAGTCTAATTTACAGGGTTTGGTCTCCATGCCAAAACTACTGGGGGCTGGTGGACTGGTAGGGAAGCAATAACTGTTGGAGGTAGTGCAGGATGAGTACAAAATGGACTGTAGCAATGGTATTAGAATACGCTGGCGAGTTGAGGAGTCCGTTTCAAGATGCAGGTGGTCAAAAGAAGGAAGCGGTTAAACCTGAGTCCTTACTATCGGCGATAAGGAAAGCAGGTTCTGCCCGTTCAGTTCCGCCTGGAAAGCCAACACTTCCCCTACAGTCCCCACAAACCAGACTGAAAGGGAGAGCACCACTGTAGGCACTGAATGGATTGTAGGGGGTATATATGACGATACCTATAACCGGTAAAAAGAAAAGGTCACTGGTTACTTATGAGGAGTTGTTAGCTGAGGGAGTTGACCCTGAAAGTGCCCGGCTGCAGACTGAGACTCTTTATGGGACAAACCAGCCTGGGTTAGTTCAATATCCGTATCTCCCTCCTCTGGAGGTAGAAGAGTATGTACCAACGATAACCCAGCCAACAAAGGTACTCAAATATACAAACCAGATGGAGGCCTACGGGGACTTATTGGCTCAAGGGTATAGTCCTGAGTATGCGACATGGATGAGTGCAGACCTTAAAGAAGGGGAATTGGTTGTGTCTCCTGCTATGGATGTAGAGTTATGGAACATAGCTAAGGAGAGGACGCCAGAGGAAGCGTACGATTATCTTAGGTTACAGGGTTACGAGCCATCAACTGTTAAAGCCATATTGGGCAATGCGGGAGTGCTTGATGTCATAACCGAGCCTATGCCATACAAAGGCACGCCAGAACTTCTCACAATTCCAATACCACCTGAAGACGAAGATGATCTATTCGAGACACGCAGAGCCGTTACGATATGGTCTGACCAGGCTCAAGCCATTAACAGACTACCCGATTTAGAGCAGTTCGGGGCGCTGTCTAGGTTGGGTTATGTCCCACCAGCTAGTGAGTTCGTTCCTGCTACTGAGGACGAGGAATGGACGTTCCGGACACCATCAGAGCAAGAACTCCAGGCAGAGATGGAGAAGCAGAGACGACTCATTGAAGCTAATCGTGCCAGTATTGAGGCGGTGTTCCCTGGACAAGAGGTGGAGGCTGTCATTGAGATGGCGACAACCGAACCATACTCGTTCATAGCTGCTGCAACCAGTAAGGGGTGGAGCGTGGAAGTAGAGGATATGCTCAAAGTTATGGGGGCAAGTGAAGAAGAGATAGACAATTTGTTTGACAATATTAGTGATGAGCAGAGACTATATTGGGAATATAAGAGGACTGGTGGAAGGGCGAGCTTTAGAGAGTGGATAGCTCTAGGTAGCCCCCTACGAACTGAGCTTGGAGAGAAAGAACGGATTGACGAGCTTATTAGCGATGAACAGAGGTTGTATTGGGAATATCTGAGGACTGGTGGAACACTTACCCCAGAGGAGTGGGTGTGGGCGGGGATGCCACTTCGGTCTGAGCCTGAAGAGCAAAGACGGGTTGATGAGGTAAGGATTTATCGGGAGTTTCTGAGGGATGGAGGACTCATAGACATTGAGGGGTGGAGGAGAATAGGTAGCCCGATTCGCTCTATTACAATTCCACATGCCAAGTCTAACTTTACCAGGACATTAGAGAGTGAGTGGGGGAAAGAACTGGTAGTAGAAGTCGCTACATCGCTTAAGAAGCCCTATGCAGCCGTTAGGAACGAAGATGTAGAGTCTTTTATTGCAGCACATCCGGAAGTATGGGCGCAGGTTGAGGAGAGGCAAAGGGAATTCCCGTCATTAACTCTTCAGGACGACATTAGGATATTGGCTGGAAGTTTATCTCATCTTCCAGCCCGATTAGCAGTTGGTGTTTTACAAGCGAGTGGAGGGTATGGTGGGTCAACTGTTACGGATAAGGGTTGGGCTAGAAACCTTATTGAAACGTTACAAACGGAGCCTGATAAGTTTGTCCAAGAGATTGCTAAGGAATATGAAGACAGACCTTCATTACTGGGGTTGGAGGCTACAGACTTGGCTCAGGTATCTCAAAATATGGCTTTCTCGATTGTCTCGATGGGAGCAGGGCTTGGCGTTGGCGTGCCAATAGCTTTAATCCCTCTGCCTGGGGCACGAGCTTTCGCTTACATAGCGGGAACGGCTGCCTCCGGAGCAGTAGCTTATAATATAACTGCCTACCAAATAGGGCAAGAATATCTAGAGTTAAAGAACGATGAGATGATAGCGAAAGAAGGTAGGGGTATTACCAGCGCCGAAGAGAAGCAGTTGAAAGAAGAGTTTGCTTCTCTTGCCATGCAGTATGGCCTTTGGGAAGCAATCCCTGAGGCTATTAGTAACCTGGCCTTTATATCCATATTAGGTGGGCCATTAACAAGAATGTTTAGCAAGAGTATAGCAACCAGAATATTACAAAAAGTTGCCTCTATGTATGGTCAAGAGTTTTTAACGGAAACTATAACTCAAAAGGGGCAGAGTGATGTAGAGGTAGCTGCTGGGCTGAGGGAGGGTAGTATAACATGGCTAGAGGCGTTTAAGGAAGTAGCACCGCAGACCTTTCTTCTGACAACGTTGATGGCTGGGGCTGG